ATGATCGGGCCGGCCCCACCATATCTCCCGCGGCGGCAGCTTGCCTGACGCGCCCCGCTCCAGGAACCACGGACAGTGCCCCCACAGACACAGGCTCAGTTCCGTCTGCTGTATCAGGCGGGCGAGGGTCCAGTGCGGGTTGACTTTGTCCAACAGGTCAACGACCGGACCGCGCTTGGCTTCCTCCTTGCCGAGATACTGCCGCATGCGGTAGCCCTTGAGTGGCAGAGACGATAGCAGGCGCGCGCGTATCTGAGCGCAAGCATAGACGGGGTTGCTGGTGGCGATGTAGTCGCCGTACTCTGGCGGGGAGTAGGTCTCTTGTGGATGGCCCCAGGTGGCGTCGCCAAGCTGCACGACGGCTGAGCCGAGCGGCCATGCCTGCCGCTGCTGCACTGCTGATTGGATGCGCTCGACTAGGTTCACCGTCTACCGCTCCACCCGTCCGTGACGCCGAACTTGACCGCCAACCACGTCCAGAGCAACACGCCCCACACGACGCGCCCTAGCGTGCCGATCACCCAGCCCACGGCATAGAGAGGGGCGACCGCCAGTGTACCAATGACCACGCGCGGCTGCGTCTGTGCGGCGGCGGCATGGATGCGAGCGTAGAGGGTCATGCCCACGATCCCACAACCACCTTCGGCCTGATAGCCAGCGCCCGCGCGACAACGCAATCATCGTGAAGACCGGCCGGCGCGCTGTACTGGCTACGCCCTGTGACTGCGCTCACCGTGCGCTCATATGCCTCTAGCTCGGCTGCCCATACACGGTCCGGCAGCCACCGGAACTCAGCCCGCTCGAAGGCTAGGGCAAGGTTCTCGATTAGCGGCGCCTTCGTGGACGGTGTAGTGGCGAAGCCCTGCACGGGGAGATCGGCGGCATACAACTCCTCGATGATCGGCTCGCCCATGGCGTTACTCTCGGCCACGATGATCTCCGGGCGCCACTGGTCGTATAAGACCTGCAAACGTTGTCGCTGCACACGGTAGTCGATTTGGTTGAAGCGGTCAATGGCCACCTCAGCATGGCAGGTGTGACAGACGATGCTGATAGCTGTGCTGTCGGCCTGCTTGCCCCAGTCCACACCCATGACCAGGAAGTGGCCCTTGTGCGCGTCCGGTGTGGCATCGGTTGGCGCGGTCAGACACGCGGCGATGTTGCGGAATACGGCGCCCTCACCCTCCAGGAACTCGGCCAGTATCTCTTGGCGGTACATGTCCTCGGACATATCACTGGTGATATCGGCCAGGGCTTGCGTGCTGAGGTGCGGGTTGTCCATGGAGGTGCCGGAGAACACAGCCCATCGCCCGGAGTCATCGGCTAGGGCCTTCTGGTGTAGCAGGTAGGCATGGTTCTTGCGGTTCGGTGTGAAGGCGAACATAGCGTCGCCGTCGTTGTCCAGCAGCATCGGTGCGCCGACTGCGGACCATGCCGATTCGTCCATTAGCGCGTACTCGTCCAGCAGCAGCAGGTCAGCATAGTCACCGCGTAGACCGTCGGCATTCCAGGCCGTCTTGGCGCGTAGCCGCCCGGTGTTCCAGGTCGTCTCAAGCGTGCGCTCCGTCTCGTTCTTGCGAATCAGGCCAGCAGCTATAGCTGGGGCACAGGCACCCACGCAGGCATCCCAGAATGCGTTCGTCTGGTCGGCGGTCGGTGCGGCCTCGAGCACGCGCCGGCCTTTGAGCATGCCTTCAACGGCAACGATGGCAAAGAGGTGCGTCTTGCCGAATCGGCGGCCAAAGCAGCACACCCGCCTCTTTGCCTTGGAGGCGCGGATGGCCGCCTGCTTGGTGTGCGGCTTAGGCAGTCGGATCGTCAGTTCCATCATCGCCGTAGATCACACGTAGCGTCAGTGCTCCTGACTGCTCTAGTTGCGCCTTGGGCGGCCCGTCGATGTGCGCATACACCCACTTGACCGTCTCTAGCCAGTCTTTCGGGTCAACTATCATGCGCGAGCCATCAGGCATCGTGATGGCACCACTGGTCACGAGTTCCCACAGAGCGCCAGCGAGCCATCGCTTGCCGCTAACCTTCTTGCCCTGGACCTCGATTGTCTTTGAGCCAGCGCGTTCTAGCAGGGCGGTCAGCGCTCGCGCCTTTAGCGGGCGCCCCTTCGGGTTCCCGCTCTGCCCTGGCTGCCATGTTCCCGGTCGAGCCACCTGATGCCACCTGCATTTCTGGTTCCACAGTGATGCGAAGTACCCGCCGTGTCCAAATGGTCAACGGCATGACGCCGGCCATCTCGGACTCCGGCACGTCTAGCTGAATCCGCACGCTACCGTCACCCCCGAACTTCAATGCGGATTGGATGTCAGGGATGACCGCTAAGAACGTCGTGCTAGTCAGCGGCGTGAGCACATCGCTCACCCGCGCCTCTCCAGGCCCTCTTTCCACCGCTGCCTATCGCGCGCGTCCAGCACAACCGGCGCCAGTGGTGCAAGCATGGCGTCCAGCCGTTCCACCAGGATCGTGAGCGTCTGCGCCCATTGCATGTAGGCCGAGCCGCCACCACGCGCATCGAGCACTGCCCGTTGCGCGTCCAGCGAGCGCATGGCCCGCGTGATGGCCACGGCAGTGCCGCGCGCATCTGTAGGCGGCAACGGCGGCAGCGCGGTGGACGTCACTGGTCCTCGCAGTCCTTCGGCAACCATACGGGTTCGGCACCTAGTTCCCGCACTTGCCCACACAGGAGTTCAACGCCGCGACGAAAGTCGGCTACCCTGGTGCGCAAGGTAGCCACTTCCTCCTCCAGCGACTTAACCCGCGCGCTGAGCGGGGATAGGAGTAGGACGATTGCCTCGACGGTGGCTTTGTTCGTCTCGGCATCTGTGCGGCGTCGAGTAGCGAGAGCAACTAGCAGTCCGGCCAGACCCGTGATGATTGCGAGGATGACACCAGCATCCACGCCAGCCATACTACCCGCCCCTCACAGCCCGCGTGCCGCTGTAGAGACCAGAGGCCGCCAGACCCACGGTGATGCCCATCACGACGGCGAGCCACCATTGCTCAGGCGTGGCTCCCTTGACGGCAGCCCAACTGACGTAGGCCACGATCCCCATAACGACAGAAACGGGCGCCGCCCATCGGGACGGTAACCCGCTCTGCTTGAACATCTGCACGAGGCCAAGAATCAGGCCGCCGATAGGAACCCCACCCAGGACGAAGTCCTCCACCGCGCCACACCTCCACGGACGGATGCCCCTATCCTACCATATCCCACCAGCTAAGTATACGGCATGTCGTCAAGTGGCATACACAACAGGCGGCTGCTATCATGGTGTCGATCCCGGGGTGAGACGACGCTCCTCACTGCCTCAGAGCGACGCCGACGTGGCGCACGGTGGACGGGATCAGCGGAGCCGGTCAGCAATGGCCGGCTCTTTGCTGTCACTGCTGCAAACGAGGTGTGCCCTGGGCGAAAGTCTAGGGCACACCCGGAGAGGAAGGGAACGTGAAGGCTATTGCTTCAGAAGGCTTGTCGGCCCCTTCACTGCCTTGACGAAAGCATCGACAGCGGAGACAAGTCCAGCAAGCTCCTCATACTCGCGGTAACGTCTCGCCCAAGTGGCGGCTTCCTCGATGGCCCGCTCGATGACCTCAGCCCGCAGGTCGGCGTCCCGCATAGCGTAGATGACCGGCACGTAGCGCGGGCCTTCGTCCCCGGTGACTACGTGGACGATGGCCCGGACGTCCATAGGCTCCGCTTCCGGATTCTCGCGGATGATGCGCACCGTGAGCGAGCGTATAAGCTTGCGCGCTTCGTCCAACCGCCGCAGCTCTGCGGCCTTGGCATCATCCCATGTGAAGGCATCGTGTAGCGGCGAATCTGCCGGCTCTGCCGCTGCCACCAGGTCTGCGGGTTGCAAAGAGCCACGGACTGCCACGATTCCCTCGATCACCTGGCCGACGATTGCTGCGTCCACAGCAATGCTAGCGCTTGGCTTCCACCGATATTCTCCGTCCATGTTACCTCCTGCTACTTGCCTGCCAGGCCAAGCACGGCCTGACCGCACCTGAGCCCGCCACAGCTCGCCAAGCCCAATGCGGCCATGCGTCGTCTGCCACGCCGTATGCAGCCACGTCTCACCGAGCCGCACCCAACCGCGTCTGCCTCGCCACGTCCGGCCACGCCCTGCCCAAACGAACCTCGCCCCACCCGACCTTGCCACGCCACGCCCTGCCCCGGCCGGCCGCGCCATACCGTGTCTGCCTCGCCCGACCGCGCCACGCCAAACCCCGCCCAGCCCAACCGCGACGCACCCAACCTCATCGCG